CGCTGGTCTGATACTCTGCAAATATATGTCATACGACCCCAGTCTAACACACTGGGTTTTTTTGTGCCGTGTGGTGGCGTGATAAGGCGAGTGTGCAGGGTCAATGTAATGCAGTGTGTAGTGAGTGGCGGTGATTATAGGAGATATGGGGAGGATTGGTCAACCACACACCTCACCACACGCGCCATGATTGCCGCGCGATACACCACTTCGGCACTTCACATTATAGTCTACATACTCTATCAATAATGTTGACAATGTAGTGATCGGTCAAACTGCGCCCGTGTATGGCCCATGCGCGTGTCGCATAATACTAATTATGACAAGTAATGGCAGTGAGAGGTGGATATGGCCACTCGTGTCAGTTAAAATGATTGTCAATAATGTCTATTGGTTTAGGTGATTTTGGGTCCCATATTGCGGGTCCGTGGTTGCCCTCCCTTCCTCTCCGCAACCCCACCACAATAGACCATATAACGCAACCATCACCACGCACCACACGACGCCACAACACGTCCTAGGCGAAAAGTGAAATGCCAGACCGCAAAAATAAAAAAGTCCACCGACAATTGCCGATGGACTGGTGTTGTGACGTGCGCTAGTACACGTACAACGCTATTCAAGCACCGAAAGATGACGTTCCTGCACTGTAGTATCTATTTTGTATCCCAAAACAGTACCAGATCGATCTACAACACGACAATGACGCATCCAGAACAGGGCATCGTCCTTATCGGTGAACGTTCTGATTGAAGGTAATGCGTCACTACCGCCAGACGAGAAAACCTCATACGTTGTAACAATCTCGCGATTGGTCTTGTCGTTCCTGCCGATTTCACGTCCTTTGTCGGGGCCGATGATTAATCCTATTACAAGAAACACGAGAAAAATGAACACAACGACCGACACCAACTTAACATTATCTTTGTCAATACTCATTACGTACTACTCCTTCACGTTTAAGTGATTATGCCTCGCCCACATCCATCTTACACGGATCCATTCATTGTGCTCATTTGTGTATTTTACCTTTAGAAGTCGTGGAACCAGAATCACTCACAGTACATCTTGGCCAGCTCCAAGACCACGAAATAGGATCATTGGGCACCGCAGGAGTGGTGTTTGGATGATGATACGGAGGATTGAAAATTGTTGATGCACTGCAAAATGGACAAGACATAATGCTTGGTGCGTGCACTCTTCCGCAAACTGGGCAAATCCATCCGTATTGGTTAGGTGTTACGTTTGCTTGTTGTGTGTTATTGTCACTCATGTAGCTCCTTTGTGTGGTTGATGTCTGCATTATGCCACGATTATGCGAGTAAATCAAGCACGAAATTGTGAAAAAACACATATACGCTGGCGCAGGAGGTCACCTAAACACGACACTCACGGCTTCTTGGTCTAGCACGATATCATCAGACTCAGACCTGAGACACATCTTTGCAATGCTGCGGAGATGATCTAATCTCTGACCATCGTACCAAAGCCAACAAGAATCCCACCAATTACTTTTTCCTTCCGTCTTCGCAAGGCGTACACCATCACGCAACGTAATGCGGCGGCGTAACAGCTTGTTGTACCATGCATTGTTGAAGTCGTTGACAGTCATGATGATACACGCCTTACGTAGTTTACGTCGTTCGGACTCGATTGCCTTGATACCGTCCATGCACCTGTTGAACACGTCGGATGACTTGAATGGTGCGTATGCGGTCATGTGGTCACTCCTTGTCGGAATGTTTCAATTCCTCGACCATGTTGCTTAGCGCGATTGCCATCATAGGCTTGTACCATCTACACTCTTCACGTGTTCCTATGACAACTGTGAAAGTCTGAATACCTGAATTAAACTTGAGGCGGAAATTTCCATTATCACCGCCATAATAACGTTCGACCTTCAAATACCGACGGCTTATTTCCTTGACATTATTGGTGAGCCGTTTCATTTCACGTTTAACCTTGTTTTTAACCGGTTCAGCTTCATACACGAAATCGTACTCGCTCATTCCGCACCTCCATCAGCCTCTTTCACCTTCTCTGCGTTCAACACCTTGTCCAACTCGTGCATCAGTCCGACGGAACGGCTGAAGTCGTTAATGATGCAGTCGATGTTACCGCACCCAATAATTTTCGACAACTCACGGATTATGATTGCGGTCCTGAAACTGATTGCGATTTTGGTTTCTGCTTCCATGATGATACCTCCTTTTGATGACGACATGATACGACAACATGCGGCGTAATGCAAGCGCAAAGTTTGGAAAAATTACACACATGCGGGCACAGGAATCAACGGACGCACAGCCTCAATACGCTCCTCACGAGTTCCACCAAGACGGTGCAGTCTGTGAAGCATGTCGGTCGGCAATGCGTACTGAATAACCTCGTCAAACAACCGGTCAATATCGACACGGTACTGTTGGTCGGTGTCGCGGAATCCATCATATTCAATCACCATGTCGGGAGTCTTCGCAATGGGGAAATGGATAATCATGTCGTAATAGTCAATGTTGTAATTCATGTCGGAAAAGAAAGAAACAACTTCTCTATTTCCAAAACTACACTTGTTGTTCCTGTACAACCACAACGTGTAAACGTAACAGTCAATGACAGAACGGTCAATAATTACGTCTTTGCCTGATTCATGTTGCTTGTGCAGATCATCAACAATGAAGTTCATGATAATTCGCTGACTGCGGCAGTCACCTTCACGGTTCAATTTAATGCCGTGCTTCTTTATAATGTCGCGATAGTCAAGCGCCGGACTGGTGAAGTGCGGAAAAGCTTTCAGGAAGTCACGAATGAACGTGGTCTTGCCTGTGTTCTGTGCGCCGATGACTGCGATAATCATTCCTCGTCCTTTCCGATTACGACACGAGCGTTGCCTTTGTCGGTTGTGGCGATACGGCCAGACTGCTCGACAATACGGAACTTTCCTCCGCGTTTCTCGACATGTACAGGCATGGTTAATCTCCACTATCGCACTTGTAACCGAACCCGCACGAGCACAGAAACTCGTCAAAACCGTTCAGCGTTGACCAGTTAATGATGATGGTGTGATTGAACGGGTCTTCCTTGCGTGCCTTGTCGTGTCGATTGCGTTCTGTCTGGAAGGCGATTAGTTCCTCTTCAGACATGCCGTTAAGCCATCCGTGGTCGTTGAATTGCATTGTTAGTCCTGTTTAGGAGGTTCAGGCAAAGGCATCCAGTGAGTTAAGTTAATGAAATCACCGCACCAAGACTGCCATGATTCCCAAGCCATGGATTCTTTATAACCTTTTCTATAACCGATTACTCTAGTACCATCTTTTGGTGCCGTATCGATAGGTTGCCACTCGTTCATTTCATACCTCCTAAATGGTGGGCTCAGTAGGGCTTGAACCTACGACAAGATGATTATGAGTCAACTGCTCTGACCAACTGAGCTATGAGCCCGTAAATGGTCCGTGTCTCTCCACGGTGTCACGCCTGAAGCTGACGTTTGCGGCGCTCTTCCGAACGCTGGCACGCATCGCTGCTGCGTGTGGCAGTTGAAGACAGCGGGCTTTTGCCGGGCACCCAATCTTGAGTCAACTTCATCGCATCAACATACCTGCCAAAGCGAATACTCGTTCTCTTAGTGGTTCGCCGATTTCGCCGTCAATAGGTTGTGGCGGGCCTCGCGCTACTGAGGCTTGCCGTTTTGCGTGTCTCCTGACCATCCGGTCACAGCCTGAGAATTACTCCTGCCTGACAAGTGTGGTCTGCTTTCCACGCCGTCGCCACAAATCGAAATCAAAGATCAAGCGCACCGATTGACCTGCTCGGTGCCACACAGCCGACAAACGATTCGGACTCCATTTACACATTGGCCAGAGGCGGTCATCGTCGTAACGACAACAATTACGCATGATTGCCAAGAGGTGTTAGTGTTTTTCGTTCCCGTGTACTTAGGGCTGATGCGACGTATTATCCTACAACCGTAACACAATGTCAAGCGTCTTTTTCCACAATCTCGCACTTTTCGTAGAAGTCGCACTTTGGATTGCCTTCATGGTCAACACACCACGAAAACGCGCAGTACGATTGCCAATGTTCATTTGTACAAGCAAGTTTCCGGTAACATGTCTTAGATAACGGACAATCGGTTGTAGAGCACATTGTGATGTCGGCCATGATTTACTCCTTCCACTTTCCGACCGTGCGCAGGAACGCCTCGGCGCGCTGACGGGCGGTGGCTGATACAGTCGACCACTGGCAATGCGTCACGCGGTCGAGTTCTTGTAAGTACTCACGCCGGATAAACGGATTATAACTCTCCTTACCATCTGCCCACAAGAAACGCTCGCCCTCGTGCATGGCGTTAAGGTCGTTGCAATAATCTGGAATAGGCAGTTTACCACGTAGAACACCATTCGGTTCATAGCCACACACCATATCATCGTCTGGATGACCTGCGCTAAACACTTCCAATTCTGTCCATCCGCACGCCTCAGCAATCGCCATATTGATTTCTCGTTCTGTCATTTCCGTTCCTCCAATTTGTAACCACCTTCTTTTCGTCTCGGTTTAGGCTTAGGAGTGTTCATGCGCTTGTAATTGTCAGGTCTATCCGACAACCGACAACACGACATGCACATTGACATACCCTCGTCATTTCCACGGTGTGCGCAAAACGAGCACACTTTGATACGACCATTCATCAGCTTACGAATAATGTCAGCATAACGTAAGTACTTCGCAGATCGATTTCCAAGCCCGATTTTCTTGGCTATTGTATCTTCACGAATGAAGTGCTTAATCATGGAACGCGCCATGAGTGCTTCGGATTGTGTGAGTGTGGTGTTGTGGTTCATGTTTTACACAAAGCTGTGAATGTCCTTGACCAGCACGTCTTTACCACCATCATATGACCTTTTCCATGACACGATGGCTTGCGGGAATCCCAAGGAACACGGTTTATACAACGCCTTGCTTATGTATGACCGTTTTCCCGGCACGTAACCACGCAACGATGAACCTGTACGGATGAACAAACGCTTGACCATCTTCAATTCAGACTGTTTTGACTTGTTGTTATACACGACTTCAAGACGTGTGTCAGGAATACTGCCCAGACTATGATCATGCCCCATTGCGTATAAATCAGCATTGTTGATGATCCTCGACATTTGTTCAAGGCTGTTCCATGGAGAACCAAGCAATTTACCGCTGCCCTTGCCGTGACTGCTGAAAATGGTGATTAACGAACACGTACCACCTCTAGGAAAAATTTGTTTAACCGCAATACGGCTATGCGCACTATATCCCAAGTGACGACAACCAAGACGTTCGGCAAGGATTTCAGACGCATATTTTCCGTTTGACATGCACCAATCATGATTTCCGTTATGAAGACCAATCAGACGGCCACGCATAAATTCGAGGCTCTTTACACGCTTGTTCAAGTCATCATGCGCCTCACGATCCAACTTGGCAATTGTCGTATCGTGAAGTCCTGCATGATTGATAGACCTGCGTTCACTTGTGCTTGCGAAGTCACCATAGTCACCAATGCCAAGGAACAATGAACACTCGTAAGGCGACTTTTCAGATTGTCTGCGCAATTCCTGAATATAGTCATCGTCACTGTCTTCTGCGCAATCGTGAGTGTCGCCGAAAAAGAAAATGTGCAGGAACTTCTTGCCGCCAAGATTCCAATTGAAGTCGTTAAGTTCAAATGTGTCGAAAGCCATTATTTGTACTCCTTACCCATGTTAAAAAGGTTTTTCAACCATTCAATTTGAGAATTAACGTCATTCTTGTTTACACCATTTATAGACTTCTTCAGCCGTTCAAACGATGACTCGCAATCCTTCTGCTGTTGTGTTTTGTTCTCGCTCATTTGTCCTCCTTGCAGAATGCGAAAAAGCATGAACCAATGATTGTAATGGCGGAAACAAAAATTCCAATTCCATCACCATGACCACCGTTAACAATAAGACCGCATGAACCAATAATCATAGTTGAAAGCATAATACGGTTCACAAGTACAAACTTCATTTTCCATGCTCCTTGTCGTGACATTCCTTACACAAGCACTCCCATTCAGTTGACGGAACGAGAACATACTTGCGGATTGCGTCAACACATATGTTCCAGCCTTCACGTTCCGCAATAGGGTTCTTGTGGTGTGCCTGTACCTTGCACTCTTTACCTTTTGCCGTTGACTTCTTGCGTCCGCATTGAGCGCATGTGTTGTTTGCGTCCTTCAACGCCTTAGCACGTTCACGACTGCGCAAGGACAACATGCGTAGTGCCTGAACAATTCTTGAACGTGGCGTGATGTCTGATTTACGTGGCATTGTGGTTAGTCCACAATCTCGCACTCGAATCCGATGCGCTTGCAGAACCGACGTGCACCACGGATGGCGTTCTTACGTGTAGTGTACGGCCATGAATGGATACCGAAAGAATCTATAGAGAAAATTGTTTCACGTCCAAAATCATCAGTTATGCGGCACTTCGCCACCTTCTTGTCTTTGCTTGGTGTGATGACCTTCACGATGTCCCAAAGAGATTCGTCTTTAGAAGACCAGATAAATCCGTAAGTATCCCAACTTATACCTTCCGTTTTATAAGGATATTCTGAACCAAAATCAATAAAATTAATTTCTACAACCATACCATTCCTCAACTGCACCTTGTCACCAACCAAGCACTTACTAAGATCAACACTCATTTGATACCTCCTTGTTACGTCTACCATTATGCACAACACACGTCACATTGCAAGCACAAAATCACGTCTTGCGATTCTTTTTCATCTTGACGGCCCAGTCCTTACTTGCACTCTTGATGATTGAATTGTACGCATTCTCAATAGCTTCAGTCCCTGATTGACGCATGTTCGCCATTTTAGTAAGCACTTCACGAACGTCACCGTCGAGGTCAACGGTGTCCGTGTACTCTTCCTTTTCCTTGCCAAGCGTCATTGTAACGGTCAATGTCCAGTTCATACGCATCTCTCCGTCAATATGCGAACACGTCGCGTTGCCTCTTCCACAAACGCCTTACCATACTTCAATCCGCCAATGTCGATCATGACTTTCACACGAGGCAGGATTTCATCGTACCATGCCACCAAGTCATCAAATGACATGTCTAGCGGCGCAATCTCGTCCAATGCAAGACTCTGTTCAATGTCATTGGACAATGGTTGCGGTGCCGGTTCTTGTTGTCGCTCACCAATGCGCTTGAATTGTTGGCGTAGGTTCATTTCACCTCCCAAGCGTCTTGATGCCCGTGCGAGGCAAGGTATGCGCGGGCTGGACAAGAACGGTCTTTTAGTTCAGAACACAGAGAGCATCCATGCGGCAAAATGCCGCCTTCTACCTCGTCGTACCACCGCTTGAATCTGTCGCACCGTTTAATTGCTTGCCGCGCCATGTCGCACGCCGCCCGCTCCTCGTCGGATGGGACGTATGCTCCTTTGACGATCCACATAACATGCTTGCAGTTGTCGCAAGGCTTTCCTTCGTGTTCTAACCATTCCACAGAGCAGAATGAACATGAATCTGTGCTTGGTTCTGGTTCCGCTCTATGATGCACGCTTCCGTCCGTGTGCGTGTAGTACTTGCCGTCATCGCTCATCTGGCCGCGCTTCGGATAGTTCATGGCGCAACCTCCGCGTTTAAAAACTGAATCATTGTCGGTATTGTAGTAATAATTGTTCCGTCCTGTTTTTCAACGATTGCGACCGTGTAGCTTGCTCCACCGCTATCAAACTCCAAAATTTCCAATCCCCACTGATGAAATTTTCCTATGCAATCAGGAACACGATGTCTTTCTCTACCAAATCCGATCATCTGATAAACCTGAACGTTCCTCATTTTTAAACCTCCATTTCCTCACGTACCTTGTCCAATTCGTCAATCATCGCAATCTCTCGAATGTCCTTCCTTGACGGCACCACGAATGATACACTAACAGACAGTGACTTTGCAAGCCTAATCGCACCACTTCTACCAGGCCACCGAAACATTCCGTTTACCTCTTTTGGACTGTCCACATCCATGACCATCACGACACGCTTGCACGACCAACGCTTGACCATCGTATCAACCATATCCTCGCAACCCAAACACGATTGGCGTCCTACAACTGCATAACCTAAGTATCGCATAATCAGGTAATCGGTCTGCCCCTCGACAACATACAAAGTGTCTGCATTCGTGATTCGCGAATCGTAAATGAGTCCGCTTTTACTTCCTGCGATTGACCCCTTAGAACCGTCATGCCACCTAAGACGTATGCCGATGGTCTTGTCATGCAGTCCGTTCATCATGGGGAACGCCATGCACCTTCTTTCAGGCTCCCAACAAATGCCAACAGAACGAATAAAAGAAGAAGGTACACCTCCAAGTTGTTCACCAAGTCTTTCAAACTCGCTTTCATATCGTGTTCCTTGTCGTTCTAGCAGCCACTTCCAATACCTATTGGCGTTAAACGGCGGTGGTTCAACGTCACGGTGGAATACAATCGGTAGTGGTTCTTCTAGGTAGTGGGTCCATCCGCCATTGCGTGATATGCGGTCAGATTGTACACGCATGCAGATTGCAACACGTCCATCTTCCGTCCAACCGCAATAATCTTTTTTTCCACAAATAGGACATGGTGTTTGTGGTTTAGCACGTTGCCAACCGTTCATTTATTACCAAACTTCTCGTTAAGAATCTGACGCCAATTTGACGGCGTATCATTGTACCCGAACTTGATAAGCCATTCCTGTTGCTTGAATGTCGGCAACCCCATTTTCTTCCGCTTGAAGTGCTCTACAATCATAGCCTGAGCCTCCTTTTTGCTCATGTGCGAACACCGAACACCAAGACGTTCAAGAAATAGACGCTGACGTTCCTGTATTCCTTCCGACTTGATTGTGTTGTCTAGCTTACGGATTCCGAACACGTCAAACGGATCGACTTCAAACATGGTGAACTTTGTATTAGTCTCAATGCGACGGTGACGGTCTTCCTCACGTTTACGCGCAAGTTCCTGAGACTTCACTTGTTCGGCCAACATTTTAGCCAATTCCTCTTCAATGTCAATCACCTTCTGAGGATTGGACTTGATTTTCTTCTCGACCTTTGCGCGAATGTCATCAGGGTATGCTCCACCGAGAACGTCAACCAACGTTACCAGCTTGTGCTTGCCTGCATTTCCGCAGAAGTCAAGTATAAGACATTCAGGCTTGCGACTGCACTCAATGGCGAACAAACGCTCTTCCTGTGTCATGTCCACAAGTTTGTTGGCCAATTCCGCGACTGGACGCAAACCACGACCAATGATTTGAATGTACAGGCTACGGCTCTTTGTCGGACGTGCTACGGCTACAATCTCAATATCGGGGTCATCATAACCCTCAGTTAATACGGCACAGTTGAATAGACGTGTGATTTTACGCTCTTTGAAAAGTCGGTGCATCTCTTCACGTTCATTGTCTGGTGTCGTTCCGCTTATTATACGGCTGGATTCAGGACGCAACATGTTCGATATTGTGCACATCTTTTCAGCCTGAGCGACAGACGCCGTGAACACAATGGTTTTCTTGTCTTGCGCTATACGTTCAATCGCGTCCATTACGCCGCGTGCGTTCTTGTCTTCTTCAAGGACACGAGACAAGTCACCTTGGTTCAAGTCACCGCAAGTTGTACGCACACGCCTCAAATCGATGCCGTCAATGTGCACGTACATCTGTTTAGGACGAACAAGCCATCCGTCCTTGAAGCCCTCGTGTGTGCCATAGTTGATTGCCACGTCATCGAATACTTGACCCAACGCACACTTGTCACCGCGTTCCGGTGTGGCGGTGACACCAAGTATTCTTAGGTCTGGGTTTTGTTTGAAGTGGTCAACGACCTTTTGATTTGACCTCGATATGATGTGGTGTGATTCGTCGTTCCACAACACGCAGAAGTCTTCAGGTTTGAACTTTTGAAGACGCTTGATGTTTGTTGTGAGCGACTGTACAGTTGACACGACAATCTTATGACCGAACCATTGCGATATGTCGGCTTTACTGTCGCCCATTTCAATGCCCACGTCAAGACCTGTGGCGTTATGCAAGTGTGTGGCAAGCTGGTTAATGAGTTCTTCACGATGCGCGAACACCATAGCCTTCTTGCCTGTTGTGCGTACCATGTGATCAATCAACCGTGAACCGACAATACTCTTTCCAAGCGCGGTGGCCATCACGCACAACACAGCCTGTTTCGTCTTCCACAGTTCAAGCGTGTTGTCGAAAGCAAGCTGTTGGTAAGGACGTAGTTTCATGTCAATAAATCACCCCCAAGGGTTTCAGCCCAAGGGGGTTGGTGTTCTATGGTAGGATCACTCAGAACGGAGTTGGATCGTTGTTTTCCTGCTCCTTCAAGCACTTGTCCTTGTAACCATCAATCGCCTTGTACAAGTCCTTCCAATCATCACGACTGGCATTATCGGTGTCGAACATCTCGCCCTTAACTTCACCGATGAACTGGAACCACTTCGTATTGAGCAAGGACTCCTCCGTGATGAACGAGAATGCCTTCTTGAACGCCTCAAACGTAATGATTGAAGGGGCTTTCTCGTCGGTATTGGTCGTGGTTTCGGTCTTCGGCTTATCCTTCTTGGGCTTAGAACTTTCTAGTTTACCGATTGACGATGCTGTGGCACCGGTTTTCAGAACACTCTTGAACTTACTTGCCAACGACTTGATTTCATCAGGACTGGCCTTCTTTCGTGCAGGCCAAACGCTCGCAATCTTCGGTTCGATGCGATTGTTATACTCTTCCTCACGCACATTGACAGTCACCTGAATGCCGTCACACGGAATAGCCATGAGCGTTTCAAGACTGTCGTCATTCCATCCGAAAATCTTGCGAACGTCTTCAATGTTCTTGTTACTGCCGTCAGTCTTAACGAGACAGATACGACCGATGCCAGTCTCGCCATTGTCAAACTGCACATTGACGTTGCACATCAAAGCGCCGTTCTTGCTTTCGGCGATTTCCATCTCCAACACATTGCATGTATGATAACCGAGTTCCATTATGCGTTCTCCTTTCCACCTTCACGTTTCCAAGAACCATTCTTGATCGCTTTATCTCTCAAACCAGTCCAAGATTCTCCCTTGGATTTGATTTTATTGAAGTGAGTCTTTCCACTTCCACTATTAGGCTTACCATTTTTAATCGGCATAATTTACCCTTTCAATGACATTGATACTAACACAAGCCACTCACAAACGCAAATGGCTTTTTCGTGTTTGTTACTTACTCTGAATGCGATCCCAAATGTCTTCACCAAACCCTTCAATGACGAACGGCTTATCGAACACACGAGACTTAGCCATAGCCCATGCTTGGTCTGTCGGATATGCGATACGCTGATTCGTACCGTTAGCCTTGCCGTCCTTGTCAACCACCTTGCCGTTCTGAACGAACAGAAGATTGTCAACCCAATCCTTCAGCTTCAGTCGGATACTAGACCTGCCGCTCTTGGGATTAGACAAGTTAGGCTCATATTGAAGAAACTCCGCACCTTCAGGGTTGGGAACCATCGTCGTGCACTCGTGACAGATAAGAATCACGTCCTTACCATCGTCACAAATATCTTCGAGGATTGCGAACAGCTTCAAGAACTGCTCGTACAAATGATTGAACCCGTCACCCCAAGGGAAGTCGACAATGGTCTTGTAAACCTGTCCTTTATCACCACGCACATTTTCAGGAACCCAAATAGACGCAAGTTCCTGTGTCTTGGTCATGGTGTCAATGCACACTACATCGAAATCCTTGTGCAGACCACATGACATAGCATCGAGCATGTCGTTCCACGTTTCGATGCCATTGACGCCTTGAATGTCCTTGTCGATTCCCTGTTCCTCAAACTTAGGCCACAGAACCGACAGAGACTTGTCAAGATCGTAGACCAGCTTGCGACCTTTGGCGTGCATTGCAAGTGTGGTCTTTCCGACACCACCGGTGCCATAAATGGCTGTACGAGTACCACGCACTTTTGGCTTTCCGATGCTAAATGACTTAATCTCACGCTTAGGCGCATCAGCCTTTACGGGCGGTTTAGGCAATGTGAGTTTCAACTCGCTCATGTGTACTTTTCTCCTTTACTGTGCAACCTGCAACAACGCAAGCTGACCAAGTTCATTCACAACAATCTCGACGCGCTTACCCTTGCGTGCGTATGACTCCTTTTCGCATTTCAACCAATCATCATGCCGCATTGACTTACCTTCCGCATAACCTGACTTGTCCTTGCGATCAGGATAGTACCAGTTGGTAAGAATGTACTGCTCCATGTCTGGAACGTATTTGATATAATCAGTCATGTTTTTTAACTCCGTTAATCCGATCAGAAATAACGCTGAAAAATGCAAAACTCCATGATTGAATAATACCTACAACTACAGCCTTCCACAAATCAAACTCCAAATTAAGACACCAAGACCAAGCAAAGTAAACTACAATGGTGTAATTGATAGAATATAATACAGTATTAACCAATGCACGTTTGTAAATGTTTTTCACTTCTTCACCTCGATTTCATAGCCGAGTTTATTGAAAAATTGACGTGCATTACGGATTGCGGAGGAATTAAGTTTGAAGTATGGAGATTCAATACAATATCCGTTAAAAAAAACAATCCAATACTTATAACCATCTTTGATTCCACTGTCAAAAGTTCTGACCTTCACAACCTTTTTCATGCTAACTCCTCGTTTGCTTGTTTCAACTCATAACCTTCCGGTAACCTATCCACGTCAGGCTCGACACCAGTATAACAAAACGGTGCGTATGAACAGCCATCGCAATTTCTGTTACACATATTCATTGTCCAAGTGTCTGCGCCTAGTTTCTTATGACGCGACATATTATCAGTGATTTGATTACAAATAGCAAGCCTGATTTTCAGGAATTTTTCAACGTCAGATTCAAGAACCGTAACACTTCGACGTTCAAACCACTGTGTCGGATTTTCTATGATCGTGTCGTAAACACGCTTGGCATATTCATCACGAGTCTCCTTTCGTGACACCAACGTCATTCCGTCACCGGCTGACTGACGAGGCTTACTATCCTTCAAATAAACACGTGTGTCTGTTCCGTCATAAACGACAATCTTATTTCCGTCACTATCAAGCTGCGGAATATTACGAGGCTCTAGCTTAGGCTTACGTGCCACGTCATACACGATTTCGGGCTTTACGTGAAGGCTATTGACCACGGCCCAGTAATACTGCAACACCTGAATGTCGAAACGCAACTTAGACCAATAGCAGAAGTCACCTGATTTCAGAATGTCATCACTCGTTGTCTTGTGCTCGACAATCAATGTCTTACCATCACGTTCGCCAATGCCGTCAAGTTTTCCTTTAGCGACAAACCGGTATGATCCGTCAACCTTCAACGAGAACTGTTGTTCTGGTGAAATTGTCCATCCGTCATGTTCACCGTACACTTGACAATAGGCGGCGTACATTCCGAACAACATGCCTGCAACGTATTGGTCAATGTCCTTACCTTCAAATACGGCTTGAAGACAGTCATCATATCCAAGACCTTTTGCGCGACACTCCATTAGACTGTGCCATTCTGTGCCGAAGTATAGCGCGTCAGCCTGTTTGGTCTTCTTAATGCCAAGTACGTTACGGTAGTACCATGCGCGTTGGCACTTCAAAAACTGTTGCATGGATGACGCGGTGATTGTTAGTTTCTTCAACGTTGATACTCCTTTGATATAATCTCTGCCATTTCTTGTGACACACTTTCAGGAAAGTACACCTTAGACGCGCCTTCATCATTGCACCGAATCTTACCACTACGCTTTAACGAGTCAAGCATATTCCACACAGTCGCATGTGGCAGACTCATTTCCTTTTTAATCATGTTGCACGTAACTCCGCTTGACCCATATCGTTCAATGATTGACATGATGGTCGGAACACGTTGCGCGTAAATGTCTTTCATGCCTTTGGAGTTCTTGCCGCACGCAAAAAAATGCGTCATATCCTCCATATTGCGCAACAAGTCCTTCGCACGTTTGGATAGGCACATATTGCATGCCGAAGTGCCGTTGCGAGGACAGGTTTTACAACAGTTGGCAACCATCGATGTAAATTCATACATCGCGTCAACGTGTTCCTTGCTGTATCTTAGGTCTGACATGGTTATTTCAGTGTGGCGTTATGCAGATCACAGATGTATTGTAGAGTCTTGGTTCCATCAAAATCTTCAGGAAAATATCCCCAAGTCTCACACACTTTCCAACCTTCTTCAGACCTTATAACGGTTTCGTCAACATGCCACTTCTCTTTCAAATGATCCATTATGCACCTCCTATTGTTCCTTAGAACGCCGCCTATTATGCACAAACCACGACCTAATGCAAGCACAATTTTGGTCAACTCTATCAATTCTTGACATAATGCGGTCAACCAATGTACTATATTATTGTGAACCAAGACTTTACAGACGAAACGCAAGATACCGAAAAGGTCATAGAATTTGAGCCTGCACCTGTAAACGTGTCTGTTTTAGAGGTAAATGGTGTCGAGATTTTGCGTCCTAAGCATGTCGCACCACGTAAATGCACGGTTAATGACATCCTGAAATCCATTGGTGGCGACACAGACCCTAATTGCGACATCGAATTACAGTCAACCCGTGGCGACAATTCACGTCTGGCGCGAAAGCTGGGAGTCAGCGTCCGAACCGTCATCGAATGGCGAAAGAAGTATCCGATGATTGACCAATCCATGTCGGAAGAGCGCGAAAACGACTTGGATTGGGTAGAGAACCAAGCGCGTACCCAAATGGCTAGTGGCGACTCCAAGATGACGAAATGGTGGTTGGAAGCCAAAGCTCGTGACCGTGGTTGGGGTCATGAGGTCGTTCGGTATCAGATTCCAGAGGTGTCTAACGAGAACCTTAATCGCAGGCTGAAAGAATTGTCTCCTAGGGAACGTCTTAAACTGTTGGCCGAGTCACACAACAAGGGTGATTATGAGGGTGCCAATGGTGCACACGGTGGGGAGTTCAAGTGAACGACGGAACTGTAAGTCCTGACGTTGTTATTGAATACCCGACACTGTTGGAGTATTTCAAACTGTCCGGCGTGTTGCGCGGTGAGGAACGCATCATACAACCGTTTCACCGTGTAATCACCGAAGCCATGACTGATGTTCTGCTTGGTCGTTTACCCAATGGCAAGAAGAAACTCGCAATCAACTTGCCTCCCGGTCATGGTAAGACGTTCCTTGCGCAAGCGTTTGTCGAATGGGCGCTAGGAATATTTCCAGAGGCACGTTTCCTTTACACGTCATACTCTGCTGACTTGGCTGAAATGTCAACCTTCGCCATGTTGAATAACGTACAGGCGGATTGGTATCAAAAGACTTTCCCGCAATGCGTTCTTGACCGTGCATTCAGCAAGCGTGAGTTCTTTAACACCAAGAGCGGCGGTTACGTCAAGGGCGTCGGTTTCCAAGGAACAATTACAGGTTTCCGTGCTGGTCGTATGCAATCTGAGGTGAACAAGGGTTTCAGCGGTGCAATCATCATCGATGACCCGATGAAGGCTAAGGACGCATATAGCGAGATTGCCAAAGAGCAAGCTGTGGCTACGTACTACGGCACCATTTCAAGCCGTGCCGGTAACAAGGACGTACCCATTATTGCAATCGGTCAGCGTCTGGCACCTGATGATTTCTTTGGTCGTGTATGGCAACGTGAGCGTGACGAATGGCATGTCATTACCTTCCCCGGTCTTAATCAGGACGGAACTGCGCTTTGGGAGGAAATGAAATCTGCGCGTGACTATATCGCGTTACGTGAAACTGACGAATTTACGTTCATGGCGCAATGCCAGCAACAGCCCGAAGTGCCGGGCGGAAACATCATTAAGCGTGAATGGTGGCGGTACTACGATCCGTTGAACTACAACATTGACGGCGAGTTGATTATCACGGCTGACACGGCCATGAAAAAAACGGACAAGAATGACCGTTCTGTTTTGCAATTGTGGAACATGTCCTATGAGAATATTGACCTGATTGAAGAACTGTCAGGCAAATGGGAGTTCCCCGAATTGTGCGCAAAAGCGACTCAATTTTACAACAAGTGGTGTGGTATATGCGCGGCACAGAAAGCGCGTGAACCAAGGCTTTATGTCGAGGACAAGGCGAGCGGAACACCTATGGCGCAACAGTTGCGTGCTATGGGTATTCAATGCAACACATGGATGCCGAAGAAGTACGGTTTTCCAGACGGCAAGTTGCAGCGTGTGAAAATGTGCCTGTTCCATTTGCGTGCAGGACGTGTGCGTTTGCCGTTGGTGAGTGCGGAAAATTCAGAATGGGTTTTGCCGTTCATTGACCAATGCGCGGCGTTCACAGGACTGACAGAAGAATGTGACGATAGCGTGGACACAATGACGATGGCTATTTCGATTTGGAGACAACGAGGCGGCGGGCGGGACGTTACTGTTGATGAACTGATTCAAGGGAGGGGGTAAGACAATGGCTAAGCAGAAAATCACGATGAAAGCCCAAAACCTCATGTTGTACGGCAACGGTGGTTCTGGCCAACCGCCTATGGACCGTGGCGCGGACATGTATGCAGACCGCGAAACGACCAACCCGTTCCACCGTGCCAATTACATTGACCGTTGGCGTGAGTATGTCAACTGGTACTATGTGTCATGGATGGCTCGCAAAGGTGTCGATATTCCCGTAGAGGACGCATTGCGTGGAGGTTTTCAGATTAAACGTGTCGATCCTGCCGTCGCCAAAAAGTTGAAAGCTCGTTTCGATTCGCTTGACGGCATTGACAAGATTGAAAACGCATGTAAGCAAGAACGTCTTCTTGGCGGTTGCGCGATCTACCTTATCGCCAAGGATAAAAAGGTCGGAAGCGAGGTGCAAGGTCAGAACGGCGGTCTTGAACAGCCTCTAGACCTTAACCTAATCGCCAAGAACCAAGGCGCGATTGTCAGCATGAACATGGTTGACATCAACAGAATCAGCATTCCTAATCCGTGTTCAGACGTATTTTCACCTGAGTTCGACAACCCTAAGTCGTATTGGGTGAGCGGTGTAGAGGTCGATAAATCGCGCCTAATTGTGTTTGACGGCAAGCCTTTGTTTGGACGCACGACGTACAACATCCTATTTCCGACGCCTCGCATCAATCCTGCCGGTTTCGGCGAGTCCATCCTTACGACGGTGTACGATGATTTGGTTCGTGCAAGCGGCACTGCACAAGGCGCTTTCCACCTGATTAACATGGCGAGCGTGTTGCTTGTGATGATGCAGGATTTCAGCGGATTGCAGACAAGCAAAGTAGGTCAGCAAAAGTTGTCTAAGATGCAGGACATCGTGAACAGCATCAACATTTACAAGGGCGCAATCCTTGACGGCATCGATGTTGACGTGAAAAACCTTCCGGCGTCATTCGGAAGTGTCCCTGAATTGCTTATCGCGTTCGTTCAAATGTTGTCTGCGGCATGGGATATTCCTGCTACACGGTTCATCGGACAGTCTCCTAGCGGGTTGAACGCCACAGGGCAGTCCGACCTAGAGAACTACTATAACATGGTGCAGGCGTATCGTGAACGCCGCCTTGTTCCTCGAATTTCGCAGGTCATCAAACTGTTGGCGATTGAGGAGTTCGGTTTGCAGGGCGGTCTTGACATCGCGAATGAAATGGACATCGAGTTTAAGCCGTTGTGGAATCTCGACACCAAGACTGAGGCCGAAGCGGCTAAGTCGTGGTTGGATGGTATGATGCCCATGCTTGACCGTGGCATTATCACCGCAGAGGACTTCGAGAAGGAAGCCAAGAAGCGCAATATCCTTCTGTTGCCTGACACGAAAATCAGCGAGCCAAAGGAAGGCGAAAACGTGTTTAGCGACCACTTGGATAAATTGAACGGCGGAAAGAAGGACGGTAAGGATGCTGGTAGTACAGGACAGGAATAAACTGCTAAACCGTTATTCTCGCCTTGTGGAACGTGGTACGGGACTCAAACTGTACCCCGAAGTCAAGGGTGCGGAGTTTGTAACGTCACCGTCATTCCGTGGACACATGGCGGTTGCAAACGTGTACCGCAACCTTATCAAGCTGTTGGACAAGGCGAAGAGCATCAAAACCAAGGACGAATACGCTACGTTTGTGACTGCAATCAACCACGACGTTATTGAACGCATCAGTATCTCGTCTGGCGCGTTCTTGGAGCGGGTGGCCATAGAAGCGGCGGCAAGAAGCAAGGACGCAATAGAAGGCGGTTTTGAGCGTGTTTTCGGCCAGAAGGCTTCAGTTGTCATTCCTGACGCTTTTTGGGGTGCCACATCGGACAACGCATTGTCGGCTATGACACGTTTCGAGGCTGACATGCAGAAGGTGATGGACAAAAGCCTTGACGATGACGAATGGGGTACTTTCAAAGAGAAAGCCGAAAAGTCTGTTACCCGTCGTGTCGCAGACGAGGCGTTCTTGCTGTACTCGAAAACGGCGGAACGTGTACAAGGTTATGCGGGTGTCACGGAATATGTTTGGCGGACAATGAAGGACAATCGAGTTGTCGGCAATCCTAATGGTATGTATCCCATTGGAAGTCCAGACCACATGGATCATTGGACACGAGACGGCAAGACGTTTGAGTGGTCTAATCCGCCGCCTGACGGACACCCCGGACAAGCCTACGGGTGCCGTTGTCATGCGTTGCCGTTAATGCGGTTGAACAATCCCGAAATTAGGTAAACACTACTACAATGCTTTAAAACTATATTATTAGTAGTAGTATAACCTACACCTGTTAATAACTATCAATTATCACAGTATTCATTGGTGTTTTTCAATATTTCACCTGTTGATAACCATGTTGATAGTTTGTCAATTCGTGTTAATCACTGTTGACATCTTCATCATCGCCTTCGTAATCATGCACATCCTTGACCTCAGTTGTCACAAGTTCAAAGTCGTATTTGTGACACAGCAACGTCAATTCGTCAATGAACGCCGCCTTGCGTATGCGTAACAGTTTGTCGTGAAATTCGTTGTGTTGCGTGGTCATGGTGTTGTCCTCAGTTGGTGTTTATAATGGATATCCGGTGTTAGGCGTGACTCAGTTGCGCCTATTACGTTGTTGGACGGAATAAATACCGCTCCACCGGCGATTGTTTTCCTGACGCGTGTCGGCCACACTCTCAAAAACTCGGACAAAGAAGTGGTCTTTCCATACGCCGTAAAGGTATAATGGACGATCACTCCTACGTTGTGTATGTCCGCGACATCTTTCACTTCGCAAACCTGCCCGTTCCACTCAAAACGATCACCGGCAACAGGGTCTATGGCACGCTCAATTATTTCAGTCTCGGTCATGGTCGTTCTCCCAACAATAATCGTCCAACCAATCGGCTCAGCCAACGGGATACCGTGGCTGGCCTCACGTGTTATCCAAATCTCCTAAAAGAAATTGCGCACACAAACCACTGAAGCAGGCACCCAGAAATTGTCGCCATGAAGTCGTTTGCCGTCATCCATCCGAAAACAGTCAATGATCCGTACAAGACCGAAATTGCCAGTGTCACCCATCCTATGTGGGCAAGGCTCACCATTGCGTGAACGCGCGGCATGTATGCGTTGCAAATTACAGCGTACGGCCGATCATCGGTTTTGCTGATTGATCTCGCGCAATGCAACATCATGGTGGTGTCGTAATCTCTGCATCTCCAGTTCTTGCATCCATTTGTTATCATCATTGTACCTCCAAAATAATCACCGGATAACCAAGCCATTGAGGCGACGGGCTACAGCGCCTCACGGATCGTGTTCGGCTTATCCATTGCGCACGTTAGACATCCCCCATGTGCGCAGATACTATCTCCGGGTCTTGCGTCGCTTATCATACCTCCGCAGCAGCAAAGGTCAGGGTCAATATGACGGTATTTCCACGTCCAGTAGATGAGGCGAATCCGCCTAACCAGACGATAAAGCCCAACGCGGACGGAGTTTGTCCTGTTATTCATGAGATTGGGCGCGTGGCTTATCTGGTTGTTCGGCCACTCATGTCCGCAAGGAGCAGTATCAAATAAGTCTTGAAAACCGCAACAGTGATTTCCGTCGTGACCCTTTTCACGTTTGCAAATGTGCGGGGTTCCGGGAGTGAAATGGTTAAACAGCGTCTCTCCGCAGATTTCCGCCGAACCAATCCGCTCAGGTGTCGGCGTGCCCGCCGTCACTCCGCTCTGTTTGTTCTCACTCATTGACTGCCTCCATTTCGCGCCGCACCTGGCGGCCGGTGTTCGGCTCAATCAGCCGAGCGTCTTTCACGTTGAAGAATGTCGGGCGCAGATTGTGGCGGTCGAGCCAAGAAGCAATCACTGCGCGGACTTCGCGCTCTAGTTCGGCGCGTTGCTCCTTCGTGGACATGTCCCAGTCTTCCGACCACTCACCAGAATAGTCGTCATCGCACGCCACGCGCTCAAGCCAGTCAGCTACGTCAAACAAGTCTTCAGGAGGTGTCGGCGGGCAAACCTTGCCAAGCCAAAACGGGACACCGTTATAACCTACCGTCCCCTCTTCGATAGCGTCCGACTCGTCCTTGAACGTATCGCCATCGTAGGTTTCCCCATTCAGAGAGATTGCCCACCCAGCCGAACCAAGCCGCTCAGGTGACGGCGTGTACGCCTTCGATCCGTTCTGTTCCTCGCTCATGAGTTCAACCCTCCTTTTGTGAGTCACATTTTGCCACAATCGGCACCGACAAGTCAAGCGCGTTTTTCAGATTTCTTAAATATCATGACTACAGACAACACATGGTTTACGTAATTCGGCATGTTATACCTCGATTTTCGTTCACAAGTCACTAGTGTTCAACCATTTGGAAGATTTTTCGTGTTTACGGAAAAGTTTACGGATTACAAAAAACTTGACAAGATGACATCACTTGTGTATAATGTATTATGTAATATGTAACTTATGTGGTATGTGGTTGTCACTTGCACTTGATTTCGAGTTCATGGTTAAGACTTACACGTTACTCGTAACTTGTAAGACGTTAACCATGATTTCGATAACATGATTACTTATATTCAAGTGGTAGTACTTCTTGCTCCATGCGTTTCGCCGCAATCTCGCAATAACGTTCTTCCCGTTCGATCAGCGTGGCCTTGCGCCCGAGGTCTTTCGCGGCGCGGCCCGTCGTGCCAGAACCGGCGAACGGGTCGAGGATCGTCTCACAAGCATTAGTATAGGTGGCAATGAGATAGGTCATCAGCTCAATTGGTTTCTGTGTAGGATGCTGGTTTCTGTCTTTTGAAAATCCGAATTGGCACCCGTTAAAATTCGAGACCTCAATAACCGATTTGGGGTATCTGTCTCCGTTGCTTATTTTCACCGGCGCATGCTGGTAGTCTCCATAACACCCAGGACGGTCGGCGGTAACATGTCGTTTTGTGTACGGCTCTCCTTTTGACATTTGCGGGTTAAAAACTGGCTGCTTGTCATAAAATATAAGGATATGCTCATGGGCACGTAATGGTTGACGGCTGGCATTCAAAAATCCCACCGGCCTACTCTTTGCCCAAATCAGGTCATAGCGGAAGCGTTTGCGATTACTGACAATAAGGTCTGTCGCAAATGGCTGTTGTGCCATAATACAGATGGCCCCATTCGGCTTAGCCGAAGCGACTTTCCAAAACGATTGAAAATCAAGCACATTATCCCAATCGTTACATGTACACCCGTATGGTGGATCTGTGATTACTGCGTCAAATTTGTGGTCTATTTCAGCGGCAACCTCGCGGCAGTCCCCGTGGTAGATCGTTACCGCATCATCTTGGTAGTAAGGTTTATTCATTTTGGTTATTTCCTTTGTTGGTTTGTTAATTATGATCCTCAGAATGGATAGTCTGAATCATCGACACGAGCTTTACCGAAATCGTTCATATCGATACCTTCTGATTCGGCGACACGTAACACCGCGTTCTTTTCTTCACGACATGATGCGTTGTTGGCAATGTGTGCTAAAATTTTGGTTGTACTATGGTCAGGTGTTGTAGTGTTCTGTATTGTATTCTTATTATATATAGTAGAAGGGTTCCGTTTTGACACCCTTAAGGGTTCCGATTCGGAACCTATGGAAGACTGTTCTCTATTGTCGGCATATTTCTTGGCAATGGTTCCTTGTACGGCCAAGTATTTCAGAAAGTTAGAACCCATTCTGAAGTACAACTTTGGAGGAACACCTTCAAACTTTTCTTCAATCCATCCTTTTTCACGTAACAACTTGCGCATCTTTCTCTGTTCGTGAGGTTTAAGACCAGTCTCCAATTCCAGTTGTTCTCGTGTCTTGTAGAACCAATCGTCGGGACTTTTCATCATGCCCCAATAGCACAACTGAGACATTAGCAAGCAAGCCCGAACGTCATCGAACACGCTTAGGAAGTCACGATGAAATGATATTATACCGTTATGCAGGTTGATTCTCATCACACGACCTCGGTCAAATCTACTGAAGGCATAGGTGCAAGACCGACGTTGATAGGTGTACGTTGAAGCACGCCGCACACTTTACGAATTGAGCATCGACGAACAGGACGGTTGTCTAGCATTCGACGGATGGTAAAACGAGTCATTTGTGTTGACCTGGACAATTCTTGGATAGACAACGCGCATTCCATCATGGCCTGTTCAAGTTTGCGATTCTTGTATTTGTAAGTCATAATCATCCTTTCAATGAGACAATAATAACACAGTCCTTGTAATAAGTCAATAGTAAATATACAGTAAGTATAATACATTGTATACATTGGCCTATCAAATGTTGACAAAACGGTTGTAGTATAGTACTATACTAGAAGATGTATAGATTTTCATCTAAACTTCAGAATGCAACCGAGTGGCGCGTTGACGCCGATGGTTTCCTTCGCATTACAATGTGCGTTCTGAAGTCCGGCGTTTTCAATTACGCGAAGAAGGACTTGCCGGAAGAGATTACCAAAATCAAGCCTGAGTTGGACGTTTGGCGTGTGCGAATCCCCGACAGCTCTTTCACCGATGACTTCCTTCGATCGGCTGAAGGGCGTCCTCTTATCGCGTTCAAGCATGAGTGGCAGGACGCTCTCACGTTTGATCCGACTGACATCAAGGGCGCGTTAGCTGGTTCGGCCATTGTCGCGGGTGGCGCTATGGTCATTGACGGCGTGGTGAATGACGCCGATACCATTACGGCTATTACATCGGGCGAGTTGCAGGAACTTTCGGCTGGTTATCACTCCACCGTTGACGTTCTCGAAAACGACCCCGAGGCCGACGCAATTCAGATTCCAACCGTGATGAATCATGTTGTACTCTTGCCGCTTGGCAGGGGGCGTTGCGGGCCTTCCGTCCGCATTATGAACGAAAAGGGGACCGTGATGAAATGGAAAGTTACCAATTCGGTCGGCGAGTATGAGTTTGAGAATGAATCGGACTCTAAAGTCGCTGAATCGATGGTCAAAGACGTTGAGACGAAGAACGCCGCAGACATGGAAGTGAAGAACCATGAGCTTGCGGACGCCAAGCAGAAGTTCGGTGACATCGAAAAAGCCATGCAGGCTCTTGACGCTGAGAAGAAGATGCTTGAGGACCGTATCAAACAGTACGAGTCTGAGGAGTATCAGGAAGCGCAGATGATGGACAGGCAGGCGTACATTCAGAATGAGAAGACCGTCATCGAGAACGGTTGCGACGAAGATTCCAAGAAAGAGCTTGACGCCAAACTTCAGAACGCTAAGACGCAGAGTGAGCGTATGCGCGTGGTGACGGCTCACATTTGCAATTCCAAGGGCATCGATTACAGCGATGACAATGCCAAGATGTTGTTCGGCGTTCTGACTAAGACGTTGAATAAGGCTTCGGTTACTGAAGTCCGCAAGCCTGTGGTGAGTAAGGTAAACAATGAGGGTGACAAGAAACACCCCATTTTCGTTCGTTAAAGGAGACTAACACATGGCTACGTTCAACGGCACTCCTATTCCGTTGGGTTCTGTGCAGACCTCGTATACCGATCAGATGGCGTCGGCGTTCGCGGGTCAGCTTGTCAATGAGAGTGACATCAATCTTACCGACTCGGTTCTTGTTGACGAGGCTGAAGGTATTGATTGCGGTCTTGGAGTTATAAGCGCGATTAATGCGTCCGCACGTCGTCCCGGCGTGAACGATACGACCATCTCGCTTCCTAATGGTTCCGAGACTGTCGCCGATTTCGCTGGTGTCATGATTCGTCCTAAGAGCGCGTTCACGGCTACGGCTGGCGAGGCGATGATTAAGGACAATTGGGGCGCTATGCTTCTGTCGTCTGACCGAGTTGGCGGACGCATTTGGGCGGTGGCGTACAATGGCGCTACGGCTGGAGCGGTAACTTATTGGCGCATCAAGGCTGACGTTGGTTCCGACACCACGACTCCTGTTGGCGGTTTCAGCGGCACGGCTATCACGGCTGTTACCCCGGCTGTTAAGGCTAGCGGCACGGTCAGTTTCGCGGCTAATCCGGCTGATGGCACGACCATTAAGGTTGGTTCTGTCACGTATCGATTTAAGAGTACGATGGCGCAGGCCGAGGATGTGAAACTTGAGTCCGCTCTGGCGGATACGGTTGCGCACTTGGTCAAGGTCCTGAATGGTACGGCTACTGAAGGCACCGATTGTTATGCGGGCACGACCCAGCAGGGGACGGTTGTCCTTGCGGCTTATTCGGCTCCTGTTCTGACCATTACGGCGGTTGACGGTGGCACGGACGGAAACAGCATCGCACTTGCCGAGACTGGCGACACGATGATTGTGTCCGGCGCAACTCTTACTGGTGGCGCGGCGGCTGTGACCGTTACGGATACGGTTGCGCTGACGGCCAAGGCTAAGTGGAACAGTTCCGCTTCGGCTGGTTCTTTGGCTAAACTCGTCATTGGTTAAGGAGAAAAACAATGCCCTATTCTTTCACTGCTGGTGCTAGTCAGACGGGTGCTGAACTTGCTATCAGCATTTACGATCAGGTCAACAGCACGTTCATGGACGTGAAGTACGCCGACCTTCTGTGGCGCGACATCATCGGCGACGATCAGGTAAAGACCGACATCAACCCCGGCGCTCAGAACTATGTCCAGCCAATCCGCGATCAGGTTGGTGCGGCTCAGTTCATGGGCAAGGGTGCCTCGCCTCGCAACATTCCGAGCGTGAGTGTGTCGCTTGGCGCGCTGACGATTCCTATGGCGTGGTCGGCCACTTCGGCGGCTATCACGAATGAGGACGCCCGCGTTTACGAGCATGGCAATCTTGGTTCGCTTGCGCAGGACTTGGGTAAGGTCCAGCGTAAGGCGTGCGAGAACCTGATTGAGACGAGCGTGTTCTTCGGTGCGGCTGAGGTCGGGTTTGAAGGTTTCCTGTCGTATACGGGTGTCACGGCGTCCAACGTAGCGGCCACCGGTACTGGTTTCTCGACTCTGTGGTCGGCTAAGACCGGTTCGCAGATCATCGATGACGTGAACGCGGCAATCAAGAAGGTGATGGAAGATACGAAGTACATCTTTAATCCGGGTACGATTTACCTCCCGCCCGCGCAGTTCTTCGCCCTTCAGGTTCCGTTGGTGGTCGGCGGTGTTGCGGTTGCGACTTCCATCCTTGAGTGGATCAAGAAGAACAACGCTTACACGGCGTGGACTGGTAATGAGCTTACGATTAAGCCCATTCGTTATCTGGCCGGTGCCGGTGCGAACGGGACTAACCGCATGGTCGTTATGGAGAAGAGTGCAGAGTATCAGTACCTTCCCTTCCCGATGCCGTTCAAGTTGGGCGCTCCGGTGCCTGAAGCACTTGGCGCGTCGTTCTACGCCGAGCAGAAATTCGGTTCGTATGCGGTGATTCACAAGGGTTCGATGCAGTACTTCGACGGCATCTAACCTTGGGTTGCGACAAGTCCCCCAGTCCGGTGCAGGAACATACGGGCTGGGGGTACTTCCAAACAAAGAAAGGCAAGACCATGAAAGATACACTTTACGTTGCAAACACTTCGCAGGGTCCGATTACCCTGAATTGTTCGTTCTATGACAAGAACAACGATTACGTGACGAAGTACTATACGATTTTACCGGCGCGTGAATGCGTTGTCG